AAAGATAAAACGAAAGTACACGGTCTGGGGATAACGTCGGAGAAAATATTAGAGACATATCCTTTTTATTCTGTTGATTCAACCTCGTGGTTGGCTTTTTGTCGTTATGGAAATAGTTGTTCTATCAAAGACCCAAGATTGACAAAGTTTTACAACAAAGCGGTTCATTACTCAGAGCGACTTGCGATGGAAATACAACATTATTTAAAAATGGAAAAACAAATCACACGACTATGGGATAAAAGGGGAGTGATTTTTGCATAGTACGCAGTTGGTTGAAATTGATTCTAAAGACCTAATCTATGCAGATTGGAATTATAAAACGGATGGAAGTCCCGAGCAGATAGACAAACTGTGCAATTCCATCAAGGAGGATAATTCAGCCGGGGTAGTTGCCGTCAGGGAAATGAATGGAATGTTTGAGGTAATAGACGGCAACCATAGATTAAAGGCTGTTAAAAAATTGGGATGGAAAAAAGTTCCCTGTGAAAACTTTGGCGAAATATCAAAAGCTAAGGCAATAACAATAGCACGAAGAAGAAATCATAAATGGTTCGATGATGACATTCTTGCTTACGCAGACTTATTTAAAAATGATATACTTAGAGAATATACTCTTGATGACTTGGAAGGTTTTATGCCCGAGAGTAGAGAGGAAATGGAAAGATATACAACTATCGCAGATTTTGATTGGTCGCAATTTGATGGGGAACATCCTTTCGATGAAGAAGAAAATTTAAAAACAATCAAAGTCGTTGTGAACGAGGATATTTACAATACATGGTTAGCGTGGAAAGAAAAATGCTCTAAACTTCTTGATTATGAATCCGACAGTAAATGTATGGAGTTGGCGTTAGTTGAAGCACTTAATGTACCCGATGAAAGTCTCCATTAAAAATGGCTGATAATGGGAGAGATACGAAAGGTAGATTTACACAGGGACACGATTACGCAGTCGGCAGACCTAAGAAAAATTTATCTATTCCTGATATCTTACGGAAAATTGGTGAGGAAACTTGGTATAATAAAAGCGAAGAACCTATTGGTGAGAAACTTGAAGTTATAATGCGAGCAGTTTTCGAAGAAGCATTAAAAGGTAAATCGTGGGCGGTGGAATTTATTGCGAATAGAACCGAAGGGAAACCAATTCAGCCAATCCATATCGAAGAACATGAACCAATAAGATTAATTGAAACTGGAATTGCAGAGTTTGATGAAGAATGAATATAAGATTAACTCCAATTATGAAGGAGATAATGAGTCACCCTGCGAAATTCAAAGTGGTTTGTGCCGGGAGGAGATTTGGGAAGACCTACCTTGCTCTTTCTTGGTTGTGCGGAGGGAGAATCAAGGACAACGAGAGAAGGTGGGGTTTGTACCCGACCTATCGTCAGGGGAAGATGGTAGCCTTTCCAATTTTAAAACAGATTGCACGCCAATCCCCGATACCTACTATTAATGAAAGTGAATTAGGAATAAAAATAGGTAATGCTGAAGTATCAATTAAAGGAACGGAAGATGCCTCGAAATTGAGGGGTTCACATTTAGATAGGGTTTTATTAGATGAATATGCCTACATGAAGCCTAATATATGGGAAGAAGTTATATACCCAATGATGACAACCAATCCCAATTCTAAAGCATTATTTATTGGTACTCCTGATGGATTTGGAAATGGATTTTATGATATGTTTTTAAGGGGGATGCCGGGTGGCGACCCCGAATGGAAATCGTGGCAATTCACAACACTTGAAGGCGGGTGGGTTCCTGATAGAGAAGTTAATAGAGCCAAGAGGTCAATGGATGAAAGAGTCTTTTCACAGGAATTTTTAGCAACCTTTGAATCAGCACAAAACTTAGTGGCATATAATTTTAATAGAAAAACCCATATTAAGGAAACGGTGGAGGAGTCGAGTAATATGTGGTGTGGTATGGATTTTAATGTTTCCAAAATGGTAGGAACACTCGCATATGAATATAGTAACTCAGATTTACATTATTTCGATGAGATAGTTTTAAGAAATTCTAATACAGAGGAAATGGCAAGGGCATTAAGGGAAAAATACCCAAAGTTAAAATATATCTATCCCGACCCTGCCGGAGTCGCCCGCTCTACATCGAGTTCCAAATCAGACCACGCCATCCTGAGAGATTTTGGTTTTGTCGTAAAGGCAAGAAGGAAGCATCCATCTCATAGAGATAGGATAAATGCGTTGAATAGAAAATTGAAAGATGCTGATGGTCATATAGGAATGACAGTAAGCCCTAAATGTATTGAAACAATAAAAGATTTAGAACAATGTCAAAGAGATGTAAAAACGGGTGGAATTGATAAGACAGATTTATCAAGAACCCACGCCCTCGATGCTTGTTCATACCCCATTGAATACAGATTTCCGGTCAATTTATCAAAGGCATATTCGGTTCAATGGTGATTAATTATAAGGCAGATAGATGATTATACAAGATATGTCATTACAGGCAGTATTAACTGGAATAAAAAAGCAGTTGGATATTGTAGAGGAAAAAAGAGTTCGAGAACGATATACGATGCTTAATTATTATGAGGGAATAACAAGTGAAATGGAATCGGATATAAGTAAGTATTTTGATTCCGACTCTCTCCGACAGGCACCGATTATAACTGAAGCGATTACACCTAAATTGGTGAATGCCCGGTCAATCGTATATAAACAGACTCCCGAAAGACAAGCGGATGAAAAATACTTTGATTACATAGACGACCTTGATTCAGCTATGCTACAGTTTGAACGTATGACTTATCTGCTTGGCTCTATGGCTATGAAAAGCCGATGGAATGAAGAAAAGCAAATGGTGGAGTATTCTCCATTGCCTGAGTTCTATCCTATCTTTCTTCCACATAGTGAAGAACCCGTTGCTTGTTTATATCCACTATATAACTATTCAACAAACGCAACTAAGCAAGACCAAATATTTGCATTTTGGTCTGATGATGAGCATTTTCTTATAGACGGGATGGGGAGAATTATTGAAAACGAGGAGAACCCTGACAGAGTTAATCCTTATGGAATAAAGCCCGTGATATATGCTCATCGGCAAGTTCTAACGACGGATTGGTTTAGGGAGGGGTGTTCTGATATAGTGGGTATGAATCGTGCTATTAATGTTATGCTTACTGAAATGTCTTTAGCTATGAGATTGCAGATGTTGGGGCAACCAGTAATAACAGGGATTGATGAAGCCTCAAAATTAAAAATGGGTGTAGATAAACCGATAATTTTAAGCGAAGGGGCGAACTTTGATTTCAAAGCCCCCGGTGGAAACCTTCAACAATATATAGAGTCAATAAGATTTCTCGTAGATAGTGTTGCTTATAATCATAATCTAAAAACAAAGTGGTCGGTTGGTAAAGAAGGAATGATGTCTGGGGAAGCGTTAAAGATGTCAGAAATAGAATTAACAGAGTCAACGAAATTGGATGCTCAGATGATATGGCGACCAGTAGAGAAACAAAGATTTAAAATAGACAAGGCTATTATTGAATATGAAGCAGGGGTATCTATATCGGAAGATTACTCAATAGATTTCACCGAACCAAGATTTCCATTAACGGCTCAAGAAGAAAGAAATCAATGGGATTGGGAATGGCAAAACGGTTTAGCAAGCAAGAAGGATTGGTTTAAGGCTCACAATCCTGATGCCTCGGAAGAACAGATTGAAGAATTAATAACAATAGTAGATGATGAAGGTTCACCACAAACCCCTGAACAAAAAAATCAAGAGGCGACCAAATTTAATCTTTCAAAGGCTTTAAATGACAATCCCTGACCACATTATATCTTTCCATAACAACCGGGAAGAATTATCATCTAAGGTCAAAGAGGATACAGAGGTAATTCTTAATGCTATTAACCTTGATGAGATGTTAGATAACCCCGAAGAATATCTATCCACTTTAGGGAATTTATTTATGGAAAAGCATCAAGGAGAATTTGAAAGGGCGTTTAAGCTTGGGAGAAACCACGGGAGGAATCTCATTGGTTAAAATGTCCGTAGATGC